AAACACTTTCAAAAACTACAAGATAAAATTAGACAAGAAGATCCAAGAATAAGTTTACGTTGGGTAAGAGATGTTAAAGGAATACATCAAGCACACAAAAAAGCCGCTGAATTATCATCGACTAGAATGTTTTTTGTAGTAGACGGTGATGCTGATATGTGCGATGATTTTAAATTTGATTACCAAGTGCCTGCGTGGGACGAAACAACTGTACATGTATGGAGAAGTATAAATCCTGTTAATGGATTACAGTACGGTAACGGTGGTGTAAAACTATTACCAAGACTACTTACAGAAAACGTAGATGTTAACACAACTGACATGACTACTAGTATTAGTGATAGATTTAAAGTTGTAGACCAAATAAGTAATTATACAGCGTTTAATACTGATGCATATAATACTTGGAAAAGTGCATTTAGAGAATGTACTAAACTAGCAAGTAAAAGTATTACTGGACAAATTGATGATGAAACAGAAGATAGATTGCAAGCATGGCTGCATCCTATACCAGATGCATCATTTAGAGAAGAAGCAAAACGTGGCGCTGAACAAGGCACTGTGTTTGGAAAAGAAAATAAAAACAAGCCCGAAGTTCTTGCACTTATTAACGACTTTGATTGGCTAGAGGAACAATTCCAAAATAGTTATGATTAGGGAATACTTAGACAGCATAACAGCATTACATATTGAGCTTACAGATAAATGTCAAGCAGCTTGTCCTATGTGTGCTAGAAACATTAATGGCGGCGCAGATAGACCGTTTATTAAAAATGCTGACATAAGCATTGATCAATTTGTACAATGGTTTACACCTAAGTTTTTATCTAAACTAAACAATTTTTATAGTTGCGGCAACTATGGCGATCCTGCTTTTGCTAAAGACTGTTTAGAAATTTACACTTATGTAAGACGGTGCAATCCTACAGCAAGATTAGCATTACACACTAATGGTAGTTTGCGAACTAAAGATTGGTGGCAAGCACTTGCAAAAATTATTAATCCTAATGGACAAGTTATATTTGCTGTAGACGGGTTTGCTGGTAAGCATGAATTATATAGACGTCATACTAAATTTGAAAAAGTAATTGAAAGTATTAAAGCATTTGTTGATGCGGGCGGAGATGCAAGAGTAGACAGTTTAGTGTTTGCACATAACGAACACGAAACAAAAGAATTAGAAAAATATCTATTAGACTTAGGTGTTACTGAAGTAAACTTTAAATCTACGAAAAGGTTTTATAACTTAGGAGGCTTCCCCGTACAAAATAAAGATGGAAGTCATGCATACGATTTACATCAAGCAACCTTGCCAGAATGGAACAACGGATTTAAAGATGATATTGAAAAGTTTTTATCACCAGATGCTATACAACAATTAATAGATAAATCAACAATAGAACCACAGTGCGTTACTAAGAATGAATTATATGTTGATCCCTATGGTAATCTATTACCGTGCTGTTGGATAGGGAGCGATTGGATTGAAGAACCAATTAACGGAAATATGGTGCTACAAAAATTACGTGACCTAACAGTTGAAAACAGTCAAATGATAATGACAGATGTAGGCGTACCAAATTTAAATAATGCTAATATAGATGATACACTTGCAAATCAAAGCATGTGGGAAAAGTTAGAATCATATTGGATAGGAGAAAACAAGTGTATTACGTGTGTAAAAAATTGTTCAGGAGCATTGTATGAGCAATAATTACGATCAAATACCATGGCAAGATATTACTGAGTTTGGCCAGAAAACTCTCCTAGAGAGCCATCTTTTCACAGTCTCTTGGATTACCACTAGATATTGTAATTATTCGTGCAGTTATTGCTGGCCTCACGCAAGATCTAGTGTCCCTGATACCAAACCTACAGAATTATACTTAAACACCATGGATAGTATCAAAGCACAAGCTCGTGCTAATAACTTTACAGACTTCCATTTTAGTTTTTCAGGCGGCGAACCTACAGCAAATAAACAGTTTATGCCGTTGGTTGAACATTACTGTAACGATGACAAAGCTGAATATCAAAGCATACATATGACCACAAACCTATCCCCTGGACCTATTTGGTGGGATAAGTACATACGTAGTACAAAAAGTTTACAACGTCGAAGTGTTACAGCAAGTTTTCATGCAGAGTTTGCAGATGAACAAAAATTCGGCGATACATGTTTACAACTTATGGAAGGAGGAGTTTTTGTTACAATCAATCAAGTTATGGTTCCGCAAATGTTTGAAGATCTTTACGAAAGGCTTGAGCGATTTGCCGCCAGAGGTATTAACGTCACTCTCAAGCCCCAGTCCGATCCAACCGCCTCCCACGTGGTACATGGATACACTGAAGACCAAATCACAACAATGCGACAAGGTTTCCCACAACACTGGGAAGGAGAATCAGTTGCCCAAGTCTTACTCAAAACAGCTCAAGGAGTAGAGTACGAAGTAGATCAAGCAGAACGGTTTAATGCGTTTGGCTTTAATAAATTTCAAGGGTGGTCTTGCAATGCAGGCTATCAAGGTATTATTATACGAGATACAGAAGTAAGGCGTAGTCATAGTTGTCATGATGAACTACTAGGCACTACAACAGACGGGTTTGAAATATTTAAACAACCGAAAGCATGTATAACTCCGAGCTGTATGAGTAGTGCAGATAGCAAACTACCAAAGAGGAAACAATGAAATTTGGAATATTAGGATATGGATATGTAGGTAAAGCTACACACAAGGGTTTGCTTCGTGATGCAAGAACTGTTGTGCATGACATAACATTCGATACAGAAAAAATAATTTTAAAAGAATGCGATACAATATTTGTATGCATACCAACTGAAACACAAACAGATATTAATACTGTTATTTCTGAGATAGCTGAAATACAAGAATTTAATCCTTCTGCAACATTCGTGATTCGTAGTACATTACCGTTAGGCGCAAGTGAACGTATTCAAGCATGTGTTGGTAGTATAATTTACATACCAGAATTTTTACGTGAACGATATTGGGACACAGATTGCTTTAAGCGTCCGTTAGTTGTAGGTTGTGATAGTAAAGATTTACCACAGTGGTTATTAGATGACGAAATTAAAACTTGCTCTACAAAAGAAGCAGAGCTTATAAAAATGTTTTCAAATAACTTTGCAGTAATGCGTATTGCATTTGCTAACGTATTTTATGATTTATCAGAAGACGTTGGCGCAGACTATAACAAAATACTAGACATGTACATGGATGTACAACAAGATCAAACTTACATGGAAGTTCCGGGGCATGACGGTACACGAGGATTTGGCGGTAAGTGCTTACCTAAAGATTTAGACTTCCTTATTGAAACACTTGATCAAAAAGGCATTAACCAGAATTGGTTTAAACATATAAGAGAGTTAAACAAAGGATGGAAAGAAAAGTTCTAACAGGTCATAAAGGATTCATAGGAAGTCATTATTACAACTATGTAAAAGACACCTATGAGGTATATCCTTATGATAGAAAGGATAGCGAAGTTGACGATCTAAGCAACAACAATGTTACTAGCAAAATGCCGGACTGCGATATTGTAGTCCATCTAGCGGCCACTAACGGTACAAGGTTGTTTTATCAACAGCCTACTGATATTATTATTAACAATACACTTCCAACAATTAACTTAATTGAACGTTATAGAAACACAAACACAAAGTTTGTATTTGCTAGTACTTGTGAAATATTCAACAGTACAATAGACAACGGCTATTACCATGTACCTACTGATGAAGCGGTACCAGTTATGTACAATGACATTACAAATCCACGTTGGAGTTATAGCATACCAAAAGCACTAGGTGAAAACTTAGTTGCTAATAGCGGACTTGAGTATCTTATCATACGTTACTTTAATGTATACGGTCCAGGACAAACAGATCACTTTGTAAATGAGTTTGTAGAACGCTGTAAACAAGGCGAGTATTATATTAACGGCAATGACACACGTAGTTTTTGCTACGTTGACGATGCTGTACGTATGACAGATATGCTAGTAAAAACTACTAGTAACAATACCGTAAACGTGGGACAAGACGTAGAAACACGTATAAGTATTGTAGCAAAACTAATAATGGGGTATATGGGAATTAATCCAGACAGACTTGAAATACGTCCTGCACCGAATGGTAGTGCAACACGTAGGTGTCCTGATACAACATTAGTACAAACGCTTACAGGATTTACAGATTATACACCTTTAGAAGTAGGCCTAAAAAAGACATTGGAAAGTTTATTATGAAAGTAGATATGCAAGATGTATTATTTTGGATGGATGCTATTCGTAATAGTGAAGATAGATATCGTACACTTGAAAGTTTTTGGAAAGGTCAAATAAACAGTAAACTTTGGCTAATACAGCAGATGCAAGAACATAAACTTGCAGGTAGTGTTGCTATATACGGTGGATGGAATGGTGTACTTGCAAGTCTACTTTTTAATAGTGATCTTTCTATTCCAGAAATAGAAAGTATAGATATTGATCCTAGTTGTAAACCCATTGCAGAAACAATTAATATGCGTTATCATATGCAAGGTAGATTCTTTGCTACAGTCGCAGATATGTGTGATTACACTACTGATGCAGATGTTGCTATTAATACAAGTTGCGAACATTTAACACAGGAACAATACGATACGTGGTTAGACAATCTCGAAGCAGGAACAAAAGTTGTACTACAAAGTAATAATTATTTTGAACACGAAGAACATGTAAGATGTGTTAACAATATGGAAGAGCTTATACAACAATCAAATGTACATGTAAGTTATGTAGGCGAATTAGAAATGCCAAAATACACTAGATATATGATAATAGGAAAAAAATATGGATAAAGATTGGTATCACGATAAAGATACTCAACTAGGTAAGTATCAGAGACTTATTGAAAAAGAATCAGGCTCTCCTACCTTCTGTGTTTTACCTTGGATACATTTTGCAACTAGACCAAACGGAGATATGCGTTTGTGTTGTAGTAGTAATGCTAGTGGTGCAGAGTCCGGCGATCACGAAGTTGGTCTTGTTAAAATGGAAAATGGCAGACCTGCAAACTTTGGCAGAGAAACACCTATGGAAGCATGGAACAATGACTACATGAAAAGTGTAAGAACAACTATGATGAATGGTGAAATACCTGCTAGTTGTCGTAAATGTTTCCAAGAAGAAAAAGTAGGTGTTGTAAGTAAACGTGTTTGGGAAAGTGGAACATGGCATGAAGATGGCGTAGACATTCCGCACCTAATTGAACAAACTAAAGAAGATGGCACAGTACCGGAAGAGTTAGTTTATTTAGACTTGCGTTTAGGACATACTTGCAATATTAAATGTGTAATGTGTAGTCCGCATGATTCAAGTAAGTGGGTAGCAGATCACAAAAAACTTATTCCTGTATTACAAGACCCTGATGTTAAAAGACAAATGCAATGGGATAAATCAGAGTTTAATAATAAGTGGCACGAAAAAGATACGTTTTGGGAAGAAATGAATGCACAAATTCCAAACCTAAAACAAGTATACTTTGCAGGCGGCGAGCCTTTAATGATTAAAGAACATAAGATGTTTATTGAAGAAATATTGCGTCAAGGTTATCAAGATAAGATATTACTACGTTATAACTCTAACGGTTTATTAGTTGACGAAGACCTAATTGAAATGTGGTCAAAATTTAAGAAAGTTAAATTTGCTATTAGTATGGATGCTAGTCACGAGCGTGATGAGTATATACGTTTTCCTACAAACTTTGATACTGTAGAAAAAACTTTGCATATGCTTGACAATACACCTGATAATATACAAACAAGTTTAGCAACAGCAATACAAATATTCAACGTAAAACATTTGCCAGACTTTATGAAATGGAAAGTTGAAAGCGGATTTAAAAAACTAAATGCAGGAACAGTTCCAGGCGGAACACAAATGGGTGGCGGCTTAGTTAATATGCATCTACTGTATATTCCAACATTCCTTAGTATACAAATATTGCCTAAAGAAGACAAGCAAGATGTTGAAGAACGTTTTATGGATTTCAAAGATTGGCTGTGGAACAACTACAGACAGGACGATGATTATTGGAAACATAACCCTTATGGTTGGAAACGTTGGGAAGCTGTACTTAAACACATGAATGCACAAGACAACAGTCGTATGCTACCTGGATTTAAAGAGTATACTAATAAGTTAGATAATATTAGAGGGTTAAACGCGGCAACTGTGTTTCCTGAGTTAGCGCATTTGCTTTAAGAGTAAAATTAATTTTAACATCTTTCAATTTGCTTTTTAGACAATATTCTAATAAACTTTCTGCTTTAATTCTATCTTCTAAACTATATTGTGCAACAGTGCCTTCGTAACAAAATATATTAGATAAGTTTACTAGTGTTTTTAATTTAGGATCTAAGTGATCTACAATTAATACTTCTTCTAATAAGTTAGTGTACACAAACACATACTCTATGTGTTCCTTACGTGGACATGCTTCTTTCCAATAGTCTAGAGCTTTTTGATTGTAGTCATAAAACACTACACGACCAGCATCAATCAAATCTAAGTATAATGTTCCACTAGCAGGTAAAACAACTTGTTCGTACTTTTCATTTATACCTGTAGACCATTCAGTGTTGTCTGTGTGTACAAACTCGTTCTTACAGTAATCTAATTTTTCTTGTATCAAATGACAATGTTTATAATAGTCATCTTTGCTTTCAGGATAGTAATGTATTTTGTTGTTTCTAATACTGTCATCAAAAACAACTACAGGTAGCTCATTTTCAAATGCTATTTTTAGTAAATTCCACCCGTGGCATTTATGTTTGTATGTTACTTCGATAAATCCTGTATTGACAAAATGAGGGGTATAATCGTCGTGTATATTGCTTGTGCTACGTTGTGGCTGTAGTTGGGTATGTTGTACGTCTTTCTGAAAAGAACCTACTGTAGGGCCCTTATATGCGTTATAAACCGCCATATTAACCACATAGCACTGATGATGTAGTTCGTAGTATGCATTATGCATAGTTCTATCTAATACATGTCCTGCTATAAAAAAGTCTCTTTTTACAAGTTCTTCTATTGCTTCAAAAAACGCAACTCCGTTAATTATTTCTGTACCAGGACTCATTACAACAGCATAATCGTATCTATTTGCAAGTTGTAAAAGTTCATCTTCATTGTTCCCTACTAGAACTTCATAACCTTTTGTTTTTATGTTTGCGATTGTAAAATTTGCTATATTAGTAATTGTTCTTTTGATATCTTCAGAACTATAACTATCTATATCATTAACTATGCAAAAAACGATTGCCATTTTATTTTACCTTTGTAAGTGGTATATCAGCGGCACATGTACACCATTTGCGTGTACAAATAATAGATTGTGTTGGGTAATCAAAACTACCGTTGTATATGTTACCTAAACTTCCACCAACTCTACATGTTGCTCTATGTACTTCACCGTCCCAGTTAATCATTAAACTTTCTACACCAGCATTACATTTCCAACCTTCAAACGAATTTAATTTTTCTTTTATTACATCATTAGCATGCATTTCTTTGTCATCGTCAATAATTACATTGGGTTTTGCTGTTGCTGTTTTGTCAAGAATCCATTTTAAGTCATCGCCTTTGTATCTCAGGTCGTCAAACCAGTCACGGTCGTCTGCGTCGGTCCATCGTATGCGTCTAATTACATATGGTATAATATGATTGTCAAACTGACGTGTAACTTCTCTTACCTTTTCCATATGTTCGTGGTGTGCCATAATATTAAGTTGGAAAGGTAAGTTATC